TTGCCGTGACCGTTGCTTTCGTGACCGACACCTATTCGGGCATGCTTGCCGAGGTTGCAACATTGGCGGCAACAAACGTTCGGTTTCTTATCTCGCCATCAATTCAAATTCATTGGCCGACCCAATATCAAACACGAACAGAAATTGTCGGATACGGCGAAATTGTGCGTTACACCCAAGGCGTGAAAAACCTGATTTTTGAATCGCTGTTGGTTCACGACGGATCAAAGCAACTTTCCGAACATGTCCAACGTGCAGTGGCCGTCAAAGCCGAATCATCGATTGCACTTTCAAGCCAGCGAAGCCCAGGCGAAATCGCGTTGGCTCGTTGCATGGTTTGGGCAGCCGCAATGGCCAGTCGCCCAGTTGTCAGCGGAAAACCCATCATTGCGCTTCCGAATCGGTAATGTCTTATCGGCGTTGACCCTTGCTTACCTTTCGTCGGGATTGGATATGTCTTAGGGTCAATGCCACCTAACTTCCGACAGATATGAGAAACTAAAAACATGGCGCTGTTCAAAAAAGGCATCACAAAAGCCGCAATCTCACAAGACGAACCAACGGTTCAAGCGGCAGCAGGTGGCACTTACTACACGGGCAACGGTTCAGGCGCGCAATCAATCGGCGAATACTATTCGTACATCCAAGGCACGCAGCGCGATCGCGCGATGCAGGTTGGAACTATAAATCGCAGTCGCGACTTGATCGCATCAGTTTTGGCATCAACGCCGTTGTGCATGTATCGCAGGCGTTGGGATGACGTGGAAAAAGAAATGGTTGATGAACCAATCGCCCCTCGATCATGGTTGCATCAGCCAGACCCGCAACTTTCCTATTCCGCTTTTATGTCATGGGTTCTGGATGACCTTATGTTTTTCGGTAGGTGCTTCCTCTGGGTTAGCAGCAGGACTAGCGATGGCCTACCTGCGTCGTTTACGCGTTTGCCTGCCGCCATGGTCAACACCCTTGACATGTCAGGCCCAGTGTTTGCGTTCGGTAAATCAAACGAAATTTATTTCCAAGGCGCACAACTACCAACCGACGATGTAATTCAAATCATCGGTGGCAATCAAGGCATCCTGTACCAGTCGGAACAAATCATCGCAACATCGTTGGCGCTAGAACAAGCACGTTTGCGCAACGCAAGTTCTGCACTTCCTGCCGGGGTTCTGCGTACTACGGGTGAGCCCTTAAGTTCGGAAGAATTGTCGAGCCTCGCTCAAAACTTTGAATTGGCGAGAAAAAGCAACCAGATCGCTGCCATAAATCAGTTTGTTGAATGGCAACCAACCGATGTTGACGCATCAAAAATGATGTTAAACGAAGCCGCGGAGTACCAGTCAAAAGAAGCCGCTCGAATGTGCAACGTGCCATTTTTCCTCAACGGAAATTCCATCGGCTCGTACAGTTACCAGTCAAACCAAGGTGCGCGAATGGATCTGCTCGTGTTCGCTGCGCGTTCATACATGCTGGCCATTGAACAAACGCTGTCCATGAATAATGTTTTGCCACAAGGAACAATCGTCAAATTTGACGTGGAATCGTATCTGTCCGAAATGGTCGCAGGTGAAATGGGCGAATACGACGAGCCTGAAGAAATGAATCCACCACAAACCCCACGCATGGAGTCAAACTAGAAACATGTTGAAACTAATTTCGCACGACCTCACCCTTGACGCATCAAAAGTTGAAGGCGTACCATCACGCACAGTTTCTGGTGTGGCCGTTCCATACGGCGTTGCCGCAACCGTAAGCGACGGAACAAAAGTCATATTCGAGGCAGGCAGCCTGCCAACCGATGGCAAAGCACCAAAACTGTATGTCAACCACGATTCCGAACAGGCCGTTGGCATTGTTACCGAACGCGTAGAAACCAGCGAAGGCATGATGTTTTCTGCACGTTTCAGCAAGACTTCACGCGCCGATGAAGCATTGCAACTAAGCCTTGACGGCGTAATTGACAGCGTTTCTGTTGGTGTAAATCCAACAAAATTCAAGATCAAAGACGACGGAACAATGGTTGTCCAGGCTGCCGATTGGCTTGAAATCAGTTTGGTCACTGGCCGCCCAGCATTCTCGGGTGCAGTCATAACCGATGTCGCTGCCAGCAAGCCAGAGAGTATCCCACAAGACGAAACCGAAATCACTAACATTCAATTAGAAGTTCCAGAACAGGAGAAAGAAACCATGTCCGTAGAAACCCCAATCGAAGCAGCAATCCCAACTTCCCCAGTTGTATTTGCTGAATCAAAGCGCGAATTCCGTATGCCATCAGCAGGTGAATATCTTGCTGCAATGCACATTGGCGGCGACACTTTCCGCAAAGTCAACGCAGCATTTCACGATGCAGCGCGACGCAACCAGTCAGCAATTGAAGCCGTTTCGCAAGACTTGACCTCAGACACCCCTGGCCTTTTGCCAGTTCCCGTGTTGGGCGACCTCTTTCAAAACGTAAACCTTCAATATCGCCCCGTAGTAAATGCTTTTGGAACTCGTGCAATGCCACAGGGTTCAGGAATTTCATTCACGCGCCCAAGCATTACGACACCAACATCAGCTGGCGTTCAGTCAACACAGGGAACAGCAGTTAGTTCGCAGACAATGGTTCTTGCAGCGAATTCGGTCAGTCGGCAAACGGTCGCCGGGTCGATCCAGATCGCCCAACAAACAATGGACTTTACGGATCCTGCAGCAATGAACATCATCTTGAATGATCTTGCAGGTCAGTATTTGAAGCAGACCGACAACATCGCAGCCGATTACTTGGTTGCACAGAAACAGGCTTCAGGTTTCACTTGGACTGTTACCGCTGGCGATGCAACTTCATTGATGACTGCAATTTACGGTTGTGCAGAAAACATTTCAACTACAACAAACTTGTTCCCAACCCACATGGTTGTTTCACCGAACGTATGGGCAAAACTTGGCGCACAACTTGACAACAGCAAGCGACCATTGTTCCCAGCAATTGGTGCACCTGGCCTGATAGGTCAGAACACGCTTGGCGCAGGAAACGCAACTTCATGGTCGGGAATGAACCCACTCGGTTTGGAACTTGTTGTTGACGGAAACCTTGCATCAAACACGATGCTTGTTGTTCATGGCCCAGCGATAGAACTGTACGAAGCACAACAGGGCATGCGCTCGGTTGAAGTGCCAGACCTCTTGGCTCGCACGTTCTCTTACTACGGTTACTTTGCAACTTTCGCACAGGATGCGCAAAACCCATCCGCAGTTGCAGGAAGCCAGTTCATCCAAGCAATCACAATCGCCTAGTAGAAAGGCGGCTTTACCGCCATGGCTACTTACACGGTTACACACAAGCAGTTACTGGATAACTACGCCGTACTTCAATTACTAACCCCAACGGAAATTGAAGTCGGCCAGTCCATTACTGTTAGCGGAATTTCCGCGCCATTCTCGGGAACGTTTGTCGTTTACGACTGCCCTGAATACTTATTCACAGGCGTTGACAGCGAAGGCGATCTGACCTTTGATCCGTTCATTTCAATTCCTAATCAGGTTTTGTACGCGGTCACAGGATCAAACGTTGATCGAGGCGCGGCAACTGGAACTGTCACCTATACGCAAACTTGCACATGGATCACAGCAAACGACATTGCCGATTGGTTGTATCTGGCCACAGCAACGGCTGGCGATCAAACGTTCCTAACGATCTGTGCGGCAGCTGCAAACGGTTTCATCTGGCGCAGGCGACAGGAAAGCGGTTACACGGGCGACAGCCTTTCCACAGTGCCATCGCAGGATGTGAAACTTGGAACAATCATGTACGGCGGCGCGCTTTACCGTCAACGCGGATCAGTTGACGCTTTCAGTTCGTTCAACGACATGGGAAGTCAACCACCTGTTGCATTGTCAGCAATGGTGATGCAGTTAGTTGGCATCTCACGCGCACAGGTGGCCTAATGCCAACCGCCTACACCGACCTACTGAACAAGGCGGTGGATGATCTGGCAGCAACACTTGGCACGATTTCCCCAGCCATCACAATTGTCACCGATCCACGGAACATGCAACCCCCGTGTGCATTCATCAATGCCCCATCGTTCACAACACCGTTGATGACCAACAAACGAATCCAGTTGCAGTTCCCAATTCAACTGATCGTGCCGGGGCCGTTCAACCTTGACGCACAACGCAAGTTGCTGAACATGACCGCACAGTTACTTGGAAAGAACGTGGCCATCACCGAGGGTCGCCCATCATCCATTGAGATTGGCGGCGCGTTGTACCCTTGCTATGAAGTCATTATCAACATGGAGGCATCGAGCCTGTGAAATACATAATCAATTCAGTGAAGGTCGGAACGGTCGGCGACGAATTCACCCCAGTTCAGGGCATCAATATTCAGGCCCTAATTGACGGCGGTTTTATCGTTGAGCAATCCACCGACACAGTCAAAAAATCACCTACTATCAAGAAAGAACCAAAGGAGTAACCCCACATGGCAACAACCACTTATCTCTCGAATTTGTCGGCATTGACCGTAAACGCAATTTCTCTAGTTGATCAATGCACAGGCATTGTCTTCACCCAGTTGCGCGAGAGTCTT